GAGTGCAAATAACCATACTAATAGTAAGGTTACGTAATAATTAAAATCAATTATTACGTACCACTGGAGACTTGATGATAGGAACCTATGAAGCTTTGCTTCATGAAAGGCCACACACAGAATTAATATAAAGACCATTAGATAAATGGCCGCATCCAATAACCCAGTCCCGCTTAGAAAAATATCCTAGCGCAACGCGCCCTTTGATAAACTTCTCTTTTTTTAATCTAGTTAATTTAACAAGGAGGGACCCGCATAGCGGGAGGAGCTTTGTTAAATTAACTGTGCTCAAAAAAAACCCCGTAACTGTATTACGGGGTATAACTCCTATCTAAACCTATGCTCTCAGCTTCAATTTAACATTTTACTATTTCTTTTTAGCTAATTTTAGATAGTCACTTTCGCTTATTGATTCTAAACCTTTGTTAATTAGTATTCTTAGAATTTCCGTATCCTTCAAAGACTTTTGAGTCGCAACCACTGCTTTTACATGTTCCTTTTCCACTTTTCGCCATGTTACGTCGTCTATATGTTTTGTAGGCATTACACGTTCCTGTTTCTAAAGTTATCATTAATTATAAACTGATAAACTTATAAATGTTGACAATTAGATTCTAAGAAACTAATCTACGCTCATTAAATAAATTCTTAGAAACTTAGAAATGAAAATATATTTCGAAAATAACAAGCAAGCGGGGGTTCAAGTCACTTACGATTTGAATGGTGCTCGCGTGTATGATTATTTTGATAATATGTTTCAATTCCGCGCTTGGGTTTCACATGAGCATGATTGCAGAACAGTAGAAATTACTGATTCAAATTATCGCCAGTTAGTAGCTGATGGGGTGATTTGATGCATTACAAATATTCAGACACTGCTCAAAACCTTATTGACAATCGCATTAAGCGTTTTAAAAAGCATGAATCAAATCAAACAATAATAGACCATTTGTCTTTTAGTTTTCCTCTTGCTGATTTACGCCATTGTAAACGCGCTGGTTCTATTGGCTCTACCGTAGATACTCAAACGCTTTTCCCAGTAGTACCAAATATTAAAGAAGAATTTAACACCGAGGGTTTAACACCTGAACAACTTCTTAAAAGCTTAGAAACTCAAAAGCAACGTATTAATGAAAGAATGTCTGATTTTTATATCAATACATTGCGTGTATTTAGCCGCTATGTTTTAGGTTTTGAGCTATCAGTACCAAGAGATAAAGGGTTTCACGGGTATCATAATTCTATGAACTTAGTTACAAGTGAAGGCACTCAAATTGGTTTTGTCGGTATTGGTGGTCAGCGCGATACGGTTTACTTTCAAATTTCTGGCGAAGGTTGCAAACACTTATGGTCACACACCACCCCATTTATTTTACATCACTGGCTATCTAAGGTTTTAAGCATTAGCTCACTTTCGCGCATTGATATTGCTCGCGATTGTTTTGATAACGTTTTTAACTGTAAGGCCGCTGAACTAAATTTCTTTCAAAAAGCATTTGCTCGTAAAAAAGGCGGTCCAAACCCAACTATGTCACCTCGCCATTCATTCACTATTGATGGCAAGTTTGATGTTGAAATGACTACAGTTGGTAAACGTACAAGTCCTGTTTACTGGCGCATATATGACAAAAAATTAGAGCAGGGCATAGATGATGAATCATTAGTTTGGTATCGCAACGAGGTCGAATTAAAAAAATGGTCTATTGATTGTTTGCTAGACCCTGATTCTACTTTTGCGGGTATTTGTGATTTTTCACAGCAAATGATTAATACCGATGGTGTTCAAACATCCAGTTCAGCAAAAGTATCAAAAGCCGGTACTGATTTAGCAAGCCGTGTTAAATGGGTTAGGCGTATGTGCGGAAAAGCTTTAGCTGACATTTTAGAAATTACTGAAGGGGATATGCAAACTGTTTTAGGTTTGTTAGTTCCTGACAAATACGTAACTGGAAAGTCTTTAGACGTTCCCAATATTTATAAACATATTTTAACTGAACAATTAAGGAGTCATTAAAATGGCTATTGTTATCGCGGGTATTTCAATTACTAGCTTTCCTGAGTCAAAGAACCCAGACGTTGAGCGAGCAATTATCGAAGTTCTTTATCCTTTGGATAATGTTGATTCACCAAAATATAAACGTAAGGCCGCTGGTAAAACTACTAGTACACCTTTCGGTAAAGAGCCAATAGCAATAAATACTGCTTATGCTCATGTGTTAATTGATAATCAAGCGTTTGTTTCTGATAAAGCTTACGACCTTAAATTTTCATTTAACGACCAAACTTTTGATAACGAAGTGGTTGAACTTATTCCAGTTGACCATGAAGTTAAAAAGCATTTTAAAGAATCGCTGGGCGGTTAATCATGCAATGTATTTATTTGAATGCCGACGGCACTATATTGCCAACAACACAAACTTTGGAAGAGTGCACCGGTTACGTACTTGTTCCAAGTTCTGATGCTGATGCATATATCAAAAGCATTCAAATAACGGCTCTCGATATTGGGGAGTCATTCACTTGGGGCTTTGGCCTTATTATATTTTTCGGGTTTCTATCTTACAAAGTTAAGGTTGCTCGAATGGTTATTAGTAAACTTTAGGAATAATAAAATGACTGATATTTTTGCTGCTGTAGATATGGCTGGTGTTGCAACTTTCGTTGGCGCTACTGGTGTTTTAATCGTTGGTGTAGCTCTTGCTTATAAAGGCATTTCACTAGCAAAACGCGCTGTTTCAAAAGCGTAAAAAAGGATCTAATTATGGGCGGCCTTATTGTCGCCCTTATCTACACCATTTGCGGTTTGATAGGGGCAATAGCTGGTTTTATAGTTTGTAAAAATTTCGGTTGGGGATAACAGCCAGTGAAATATTTAATTTTAATAATTGCGCTTATAAGCGCTTTTTTTGTTTCTGCTGATGATTCAATTTACGATATTTATGATTTGAATTCTTTGCTTTCACCAGAAACAGACCCTAAAACTCAATGTTCTTATCAAAGTAAATCTTACAACGTTAAAATCGCTGAGGATGCAAGTTCTTGCGTCTCATGGGCTGCTGAAATCTACAAAAGCGATTATTCAAAGTGTGGTTTTGAGCTTGGCAATATACAACAACAAGACTCTTCTATTATTCAGCAAGTTGTTTTTTGGAAAACTGCTGACGGTGCTGGCAGTTGTATTTATAAACAACAAAGCTCAATTACAGTTAATTTACTTCCAATAGCAGGCGAACCAAGTTGTCCTCCTGAAAATGCTCCACTACATGAACATATGATTACTTATCCTCAAGGTTCAGACACTAAATTTTGTGCAAAGTTAAAGGATGAAATAGACCCTGATTGTCCAGAACCTACCAGTTCTGACCCTTATGTTTTTGGTGTTGGTAATTCTTCTGGTTCAGTTTGCTATCCTTCTGATGATGGTCGCCAATGTGAAATAAAAACAGATGAAAATGGGGGCTATTATTTACCAGTTTCTTTTGCTTCTTCAGAGCCTGTTGCATGTGTTCCAGACCCTGAAGAACCTGAAGAACCTGAAGAACCTGAAGAACCTGAAGAACCTGAAAACCCTGATGACCCGGATAAAACTCCTGACCCAGATGAACCTTCAGACCCTAAAGAGGGTGATGATTCAGATAAAAATAACGATTTAGATGCTTTAAATCAGGTAAATGATAATTTAAAAATTATTAACGATAGCATTAATCGTGAAGAAGAATCCCATAGAGAAAGGTTAGACCGAATAGCTAAAGAGATTCAGGGTTCAAATGAATTACTTTCATCTGTTAAAGAAAATACATTAAATACATATAAAGGAACATTAAAAACAGAGGAAGTAATCAGAGACCAAATAAAAGAAGTCGTTAAGGTTAAAGAAGAAGTTGAAGGCGTAAAAACTGCAACTGAAGGCGTAAAAACTGCAACTGAAGGCGTTAAAACTTCAACGGAACGTGTTAGGACTGAAGTTGTAAAAAGTAATGACCTACAAGCTGAAATTTTAGATGAATTAAAGAAACAAAATGATACTACTGTTGAATCTACTTTTGACCCTACTAAATCACAAAGTTTTTACGAGTCAGAATATGAAGAAGGTTTTGAAGGTGTTTGGAATGAAAAAAGTCTTGAATTTGAACAAACAGAAACTTTTAAGTTTTTAGACCAATTTAAGTTTAACTCTGGAGGCCAACCACCAAACACACAAATTTGTTTTAACCTTGGTTCAAGTATGAATTTTGGTTGTGCTGATTTGCCTACTCCTAGTACGCAACTCTTAGCAATATTAAAGATTTTCATTTTAATCACTGCGGCTTTCTTATGTCGTGCTTTAATTTTTGGAGGTTAATATGTTGGATTGGTTTGCTAATACATGGAACGAATTAAAGACTTTTCTTTACAGTTTGGTTCTCACTGTTCAGGACATAATGAAAGATATAGGCATTTTCTTTTTTGAAAGTTTTATGGATATTTCGTTACTTGCAATAGACGGTCTAGATAGTTTTTTTGCAGGTTTAGACGTAGCAAGTCATATAAACGGACTACCTTCAGGGGTCACCTATTACGCATCGGCCCTTGGATTATCTCAAGCCATGGGGATGATAATTATAGCTATAACAATAAGAATGCTATTACAGCTAATTCCATTTGTTAGATTAGGGAGCTAAAAAATGATACACGGCATTTCAGGAAAAACTGGCGGCGGCAAAAGTTATGAAGCGGTAGTAAGGCACATAATCCCTACGGTTACTGAGCATAAACGAAAAGTTGTAACGAATTTACCTTTAAATGTCGATCACTTCTGTTCAGTTTACGGTGAATATTGCCGTGAACTGATAGAAGTAGTTGATGGTGAATTTCATAATTATGGTGGTGAAAGACCATTTTCTAAGAAAGAACATTATTTACAGTATCAGGACTGGAAGAATGAGGACGGCAATAGAGTCTATTTTTTTATAGATGAATGCCATTTAGCATTGGGCGCTGGTAATTGTAATAAAGAGGTGAAAGAGTTTTACAGTATGCACCGTCACTACGGTTTTGACATAATGCTAATTACTCAAGAGTTCAGAAAAGTTGAAAGGGATATTCGCGAATTAGTTGGTAATCATTACAGAGCTATAAAAAAGTCTTTTGCTGGTCAAGATGATAAGTATGTACTCAAGGTTCATGATGGGCATTCAAAAACAAATACAACTGTTGTTGCTACTCATGAAAGGGAATATGAGAAAAAATATTTTAAATTTTATCAGTCTCATACTAAGAGTGACCAATCTATTAAAGAGGCTGCACCATCTGATGTAAAAAAATGGTACGACAACTGGTTTATTAAAGGTTCTATAGTTTTTTTCGTTGTAGCTGGTTTTTTACTTTTTTTAGGATTTCAAAAGCAATCTGATAAAGCAAAAGCTAAAGAACTGACGAACGCGTCACCAGTTGAAGCGCAATTTTCAAATTCACCTAATGGCCATAATGCTAACCAACTTCAAAATCAGTTGCCGCCTGAACTTTTAGCTCAACAAGAAAAGGCTAAAAGAATTATTGAGGAACAAGAAGCGCAAGAATTGGCAAATAAGAAAAAGCACCCGTTTAGCAAGGTAGCTTTACATATTTCAGGCTGGGCTGAGTATACAGATAGAAAAAAGATAGTTAAAAATTATTATCTGGCTGCTTCACAAAATGGGCAATACATTTTTGATTTATCTTTAAGGGATCTTATTCTCGCTGGGTATACCGTAATTGTTAAATCTTCATGTGTAATAGAAATTGCTTATAATAGCTATCATGATTTCATTACATGTGATTCTCCAAAAGTAGGTGTTTTTGATGAGGCGCCTGGTCGAGATGAAATAACTGAGTGATAATTAACTTCTTTTATTAACAACCCATAAATTACGTTATGTTA